TTGCCACTTCATATCTCTAATATTATGAGATACATTAGCCAAATTAACTACTGAACTCTCTGGATGGTCAAGTTCACCCATAGCGCGACGTTCTCTTATAAAAGTATCGTTATACTTCTTTGCTTCCCTTACTAAAATCTCTTTAGGGTAAATTCTACCATTTTGATTTTCAGCATTTGCTCTCTGTAAAATACCACTCACGATTAATTTTCCTCCATTCTCTTTCATGGATTCATTAATTTGTGATGGTTGTATTTCAAATGGTAAATAATCTACTATGAGTTGTCTCATTATCTTATCCTTAACTTCTTACTTTAATAATTTCAATTCTAATTTCTTCTAACTCTTCGATAAGTTTATCTACTTTACCAAGAGCCTCTATTTTATTAAAACTTTTTCTATCCCCACTTTTTAGGGATTCTTCACAAAATTTTTTGGTTAGCGTTATAACATCCAACAACTTATAAATAAGTTGAAATTTAAAGTGCTCCCACTTTGGTTTTTGCTTCAGTTTCATAAGAAACCTTAATGTAACTGACCAACTTTATTAGCTAACTTAACTAACCTTTCACTAATCTTTTTCATAGCCACATGCGTTCTTTTCCAATAGGATGTAGAATCAACTCCTACTTCATTTTTCAAACGAATGTTCATACCGACTATACTCTCTAATGTTCTCAATGTATCACGAACTTCCATCATAGAACGACCAATCTTTTGTTTTGGTGTCATTGATTCATCATTTCTGTAATCGTGATATTTCCCCTCATTAACATTCTCAAGTTTCTTATCAACTTGTTTTGCTTTAGAAACTCCAACTCTCGTTACACTTACAATATCTTTACGTTTCTTCAGTTGTTTTGCAACAATCATTTTAGCTTCACCTTTACCACCAGCATCAACTAAAACACTACCTAAACCACGAACTTTAACATGAAACTTAGCTTCAGCAATATTATAACCACTTTGGTTTGCTATACTTTCTTTTTTCTTTTTATCTTTTTTACGTTTACCATTAAAAGCAAATGGTGTCTTGGGAGGACCTGCTCCACCATCAATAGCACCTGTTACAGATGCTTCATCTAATTCTATGTCATCTTGGATAAGTTCACGTATTGTGTTTTTCAGTTCTTCAAATTTAGTTTGCGACATTATCTATCTCCCCAATAAGTTGGTAATACCTCATCATAGAAACAACCTGCTTATCAGAAACAATTTTACCTTTTTTCAAACCATCGATTTGATTCATAACCTCTGTTAACTTAATTTGTGTAACTTTGTCGTCTACTTTTGTAATTTGAGATTTCAAAGTACCTTTTACTTCTTCAACCTCACTATCGACATACTCTCTTAACTTATTTGTATTAGAAATATTATTAATATATTCTTTAATTAATGTTTTCTGTTTTTTAGTTAAGTTGGAATATTTTTTATTGAATTTCTCTACTAATGTAGCATATGCTAACATTCTCAAATCTTTTTCTTGTTTTTTGAGATAATCATATGTTTTATTAGTCTTAGAAGTCTTAGAATTAGCAGTAATGTTTTCTACAATTGTATATTTTGTAGCAACATACTTATCTGGAGCTATAGATTGTTCTTTATGTTGGAACAAGTTATAAATTGACGCTAAAACTTTATAATTGTTAATTTTAGTGTTGAAAAAATCTTTTTCACTATAAGAGTCTCTTATTTCTTTAATAAGATTGTATTTTTCTCTTTTAATAGTAGAATTACTTAATTTCTTTCTACTATCCATGACTGCATCAATCAATGCTTCAGCACGAGATTCAGTACTATACTTAGTTTCTGTAAGAACTTTATATAGTTCATACTCTTTACCAAGTTGTGTACCATTTTTGAAATATTTCTTTACTATATCTACAGCTTTGGAACTATCTGATTCCATTAAATCAACTGTAATTTGTCTTGTTAACAATTCAAAAAGAATACCCGTATTCTTAATTTTATTGTGTTTCATCTTCTTATTTAACATTAAAATGCTCCAGCGTTAAGTATGTCATATATAAATATAAAAATATAAAAAATTACTTTATTTTTGAGTCTTTAAGTTCTTCTTTATATTCACTTTCAATCTTTTCAGCCTCATTTATTAATTGATAGTCTTTTTGAGAAAACTTCTTCATATTCTTCTTCAAACCATCAAAATGAGCGAGTGCTAAACTTGGATTGTATTGTTTTTTTCTATCATGAGAACCTAAAGGATCTCTACCTCTAGCTCCACTATCTTTTCCGTATTTTCCACCCTCTTTTGGTCTTCCTGCACCATCCCAACCACCTTTAGGTGAACCACCCAAATCATCTAACTCATGTCCTGTCCTACCTGCTTGTGCATCGGATGGTGTTCCTTGTGCTTCACCACTCTTTGCAGGATCGTTACCCTCTTGTTCTATCTGAGTGCGTCTAAATTTTTGTTTATAATCAAATACAATTTCATTATCCATCTCTTTAATCTTATCTTCTGTAAAATTAAATACATTCTTATAAATCCATTCTGTAGAAACTATACCATCTTGTAACATTGAAGATGCTAATTGTGTTTTAGCACTCCACAATTCAACTTTCTCAGTTTCATATATTGTAGATGGATTTGTTAATTCTAATTCAAAGTCAACTAAATCAGCATCTGTATATCCTTGTGAATATAAATGAACGATAGCAATCTTTGTTAACTCTGATACAGTAATTCTTTGAATTCTTTCAATAGTTCTTGCAAACCTTACATCTTCTGCTGCAAGTGTTGCTTTACTACCAAGTGATTCTTCATACCCAAGAAATGCTTTTGGAACACGAAGTGCTGCTAACATTTTATTCTTTAGATACTCAATATCTTCTACTGCATCATATGTCAATCCAGGAAGTGATTCAATTCTCGTTCCACTATCACCACCACGAACTGGTAAGAAGAAATCTTCAGTAATATTCTGCATATTATACTTTAGATTGTATTCACCACTTGCTTGATCGATGATAGGTGTTTTTTTCATCTTATTCAAAATCTTTTGCATATAATTGTCAACTTCTTGTGGTGGAATGTTTCCAATATCAATTTGGAAAACTCTCTTCTCAGGTGCTCTCATAATTCTATGAATCATCATAGCATCTTCCATTAGAGATAATTGTTTCCAAACTTTTCTACCTTGTTCAATCATCGACTTACCATAAGGTAAGAAGTTAGAATCTGAAAGTAATCTGAAGTGTGCTACCTCAAAGTTTTCTAATTCCATTTGATGAGGTTTCTGAGTACTGTATGATGAATGTTGATCTCCACCTTGTTCTAATACAAACTTAACATAATGTGGATTTTCTTCGTCAAGACCCTCTACCCTAGCTACGTCATATGCTGAAAGTGGTGATACATTTGTAATACCATACTTTTCATTTATTTCTAATTGTAAAAAGAAATCACCATACTTACACATATTGCGAACCCAAGGCCACAAATTAAACTCAATATTTAAAATATCATAAAATAAATTGTGTAGTATTGATTTAATATTTTCGTTATCAGTTGTTATTTCTAAAACACTTCCGTATTCACTTTTCATTGTTGATTCATCAGCGTAAATATCTAACGCTGAAGAAACGATACCATCACTATCCATTGATTCATAGTCTTTAAATAAACCCAACCTTAATGCTTTCTTGTGAACTGCATCCGAAGTTACGGAAGCACCATAACCAGAATACAATTTCTGAAATCTATCAATAAGATTGTTTTTTGCTATATGCTGAATTTTATCTGTATCAGCTATCTTTAGTTTTTTACCACCAACATTCCTAACAATTACATTTGTTGAGAATAGTCGTTGTAGTCTTCCAAATAATGATTTATCAGCCATCATTTACCTCTTTTAATTAAGTAGCCATTCTAATGATTCATTTTTTCTATTTTCACCTACACCAGGTTTCCAATTCCAAGAATCGTTATCTTTTTCTTCAGGAGTATAAAGCCCCTGATGTGCATTTACGTTTGAGAGAGTTCTTTTTGATAATTCAATACCCTCTGCTCTCAATCGTAGTGCAGTTTCTCTTATCCACAATCCCATAGCAAAAGATAATACCAAGTCATCATTGTATCCTTGCATTGCTTCTGCTCTCTGTCCATTATAAATAAAAACAAACAATTCATCTATCAATCTATGTGATTGAACGTGAACAGCTTTTTCTCTAAAAAATTCTTCTAATTTTGCTATGACTAATGGTCTTGTCTTCATAGACATTGTAAAACCAGGCACCATTTGTCTTTCCTCTCTATAGTGCTTATTAGTCATTTGCCTTTCAGTATCAACATACTTTAAATCTTTTGATGTGTAGAATAAGTTCTGATAATCTCTGTCAATTACTTGTTGGATTGCTGCCCAACCAATATTATTATTCTCCACAACAAGTAGTGCTTCATTATACTCTTGAGCTATGTTTACTAACATATTACCATAGTCTCTTGTAGATATTCTACCTTTATATTCTGCTACTTGATTACAACTTTCCAATTCTATAACGTGAAAAGCAGAATAATCTGTAGAGTCTCCTCTACTAACGTCAGCACATACTATATAATCTTTTGTGTAATTTGGCGGCTCCCAAATCCACAAGTTACTATCAATACCACGTTTTTCGACAGGTTCTTTACACGTGCTATTTTTCATTTCTTCTAAAATAATACCATCAATAACATTTTGTCCAGAAGTGATAAAATCACAATCACATTCTTGAGCCGCTAATGCAGGACCTAACAATTTATCTTGTTCATCTCTCCAATCTTGTTCTCTATCAGGATGAACCGTCCAATGTAATCTCATAAAATTAAAATCATTTAATCCATCTTCTGCATCAACCCAAGTTCTATGAAACCAATTACCAACACCATTTGGTGTAGATAATGCTATACATTGACCACCAGTTGATAACGTCTGAGATGCTGCTGCCCATATTGTATCAATCTTATCAATAAATGCTGCCTCATCAAGTATCAATAAAGACAGAGCTTCAGAACGACCACTATCTTCACCACTTGATACAGCTTTTATTTGAGAACCATTCTTGTATCTCAAACTTAATTTGTTATCTTCAACACAAGGTTGCTTTAACCAACTTGGAAGATTTGCGTGCATCACACGAACCTTTGTTACCAAGTTTTTTGCTACCTCTTGTTTTGTAGCAATAACCAAGATGTTTTTATCTTGGTGAAACGTCATCATCCATAAAGAGTATCCAGCAGTTAATGTAGATATACCTAGCTGCCTAGCCTTTAGTATAATACTAAGTCTATGCTGCATAAATTCTTCTACAGTCTTCTCCTGAAAATCATAAAGTGCGAAAGGTATTTTACCCTTAATAGGATGTTGAATGAATGAATATTTCTTTAGGAAATATACTGGATCATTTGCACATCTTATATATTCTTTCTTTATAATCTCTTTATAGTTCTTATCCATTAGCTTAACTTTGGATTACGTATCAATACGTATACTGCCTTTGCATTACAAGCCACTTCT